TGCCGATAATGTTATTAGTGGTTCATCACAAGTTTCATTTAATGGAATAACAGATAAACCAACATTAGTCTCAGGTTCATCACAAGTATCATTTAATGGAATAACAGATAAACCAGCATTGGTTTCGGGTAGTTCACAAATTACATATGGTTCACTAACAGGAATACCAAGTGGTATTGTTTCGGGTTCATCACAAGTATCATATACAGGACTATCAAATATACCAAGTGGAATTGTATCAGGATCAGCACAATTAACAACCTTTGTACTAAAGGCAGGTGACACGATGACCGGTCAATTAGTTATCGGTTCAACGGGGTCAGGTAATGCCGCAACATTAAAAATAAACACCTCAACAGCCGCAAGTTTTATACATTCACAAGAAAATTTTGCGGCAAATATGACCGCAGGTCAAACAAATATTTTGGTAGTTGGGGCATCTGGAAATACTAAAAACTCAGGTTATATTGGATATAATTGGGCTGGTGCTGGTTCTAACAGTAACTATATATCTTTTGGTCATTGGGGTGCTGATCATTTATTAAGAGTTTATGGTGACGGAACTGTATATATGGGAACAGTTACAACTGGTGTATGGAATGGTACTGCAATTGGTGACTCATATATTAGTTCAGCAACAAATTGGAATACAGCATATAACAAAAGACCATCATCTTTAGGATTCACAAGTTCAACCGTAACACTAACTCTTGGTGATAGTACAACAATAACTGCGTCAGTACCAACATTTAATCAGAATACAACAGGTACTGCAAGTAATATTACTGCATATACCATAAATCAAAGTGTTGGTACAAGTAATTCACCAACATTTACAGGTTTAGCACTTGGAGATGGTGTTTATACATATTCAGATACAAATCGTGATGCAAATGCTGCGGCGTATTATCCAAATGCTTGGACGAGAGGTTTCAGATTTTCATTTGCAAACGCATCAACAACAGCCACCGCAGGTAACTATTCAGGGGTTCTACATTTTCATCCTTGGGATGGTACAACCGCAAGTACAGGTGATGCATCATATCAATTAGCATTTGGTAGTACCGCGGCAAATGGTGGTGGTACACCACAATTAAGACTTAGAAAAGGTATCGACACCACTTGGAATTCTTGGTATACGGTACCATTAAAGGCAACGGCATCTTTTAGTTCTGTGAGTAGCGTAACTGTTACACATAATTTTAACACAAAAGATGTTATGGTAATGGTTTATGATAATAATGATGAAATGTTTTGGCCATCTACAATCGTAACAACAAGTGTAAATGTGGTTACGATAACATTTACAACTAACAGAACCGGTAGGGTTGTAATTATCGGATAAAATCGGTATATTTTAGTATGTTAAGAGAAAACGTAATTGTAAGTGGATCTTTAGATGTTAGTGGACAATATATCATACCTAGAGGACCTAGAGCTAATAGACCATCAAGCCCAGAAATAGGTTCACTTTATTTAGAAGAATCAAGTAGCGGAAGTTTTGTTGTAACATACACAGCAGCATCAAATAGAGATGATGGTTGGGAGCCGGTCGGTTCACAAAATACTGATAGAATTGGATTTTTATACAGACAAATAATTAATTTTTCATATTTGGCTGGCGGTTATAAGGATTCGTCACCATGGAAAAACGTACATAGAACAACAAATGCAACAGACCAGACGGTTCACTTAGGTGAATTAATGGACTATCCCGCATCATATACTTCTGGGGCTTGTAGCAAATCGATATTATTTATTTGGTCAACTAATACAGATGGATTATGGAAATCAGCAACACAAATACACTCAACCTGGACCACTGGTGTTCACATGGTTAATGAAACAGCATATGCTCATCAATCTAAATGGGATTTAGCAAATGCAAGAGATGATTTAGGTACTTTATTCCAAGAAACTGAATTTGCATGGGTGTTTGGTGGTGGTGTTGCAACTGTTGAAAAGTTTAATTTAACCAATGAGACAATGTATAGTGTATATTATCCTAATATGCAGCCATACTTAACATTAAAAACGTCTATCACCAGTTCACTAGGTTGTTCTGGATTTTCTGATGAAAATTATGGATATGGTTATGGATCTGAAAGTGGTAATAAACTATTTTTTGCCACAGATACATTCACAAATAACCAACAATGGGGGGCTAGCGGTCAGCAAAAAGGTATTAGTTCCAAATGGGGAAAAGGATATGCGGGTAATGAGGGGAATTATAATGGTGGATACAACTTGAGAAGATGGAATGTGTTTAATGAAACCAATATTGGTAATGTCGCAAAACCACACGGAAACTGTGGAGAAGAAAATTTTACTATGGGTCAAGACCACCAGTATATGTTGGGAAACTATGACGGTTTGCAAAATAACACAAGTTGGAAATTTATCTATGCTACTGATACCGGAACTGTTAACCCATCTGGTTTAGCGCCAGGTGTTAACGGTGGAACATCTTCTGGGCATTGTGGTTGGAGAAATTAAAAAATATATTTATAAAATATGCGTCACGATAACATAGAAATTAGTGGTAGTTTAAGAGTTCAAGGTGTATCTAAACCACCTAGGGGTTCTAGGGCAAATAGACCGGCAAACCCTGTTACCGGTTCACTATATCTTGAAGAGGCTGCCAGTGGTAGTTTTTTGATGCTATATACTGGATTAGATAATGGTGATAGTGGTTGGGTTAGAGTTTCATCACAAGTTAATTCAAATGTTGGATTTAAATTTAGACAAATTATTGCCGTATCATATCTTGCCGGTGGATATAAAAATTCATCACCATGGAAAAATGTGCACAAAACAATTAATTCAACAGATCAAACCTCACATATTGGTGAATTACTAGATTTCCCCGCTTCGTATACATCAGGTGCATGTAGTAGATATATTTTCTTTGTATGGTCTGTTAATACTGATAATACATTTAAAGGCCCATCAGATGTACATAGCACAAGAACTTCAGCAATTAATATGGCAAATGATACTAAGTATGCACACCAGACTAAATTTAATATTAGTTCAAACCGAAGTGACTTAGGCACAATGCATAAAGAAACAGAATTTGCTTATATGTTTACAGGTGGTAGCTCAACAGTAGAAAAATTTGATTTAAGTAATGAAACAATAATGACCGGATTCAATTTAACAACTATTGATGGTGGCGATGGTGGTTCAGCATTTTCAGATGAAAACTTTGGTTATGGTTGGACATCAGCAGCAGGAATTAAATTTAGTTTTGCTTCTGAAACATTTACATCTACAGGCATGTGGGGTGCTCACTCGCAACAAAAAGGAATTAGTTCTAAGGTAGGTAAAGGTTATGCTGGGAATGAAGGTAGTTATTCTGGTGGGTATAATTTAAGAAGATGGAGTAATGCAAATGATACAAACATTGGTAATGTCGCAAAACCACACCCTAACTGTGGCGAGGAAAACTTTACAATGGGTCAGGACCACCAGTATATGTTAGGTAACTATGACGGAGCACAGAATAATACAAGTTGGAAATTCTTTTACGCAACAGACACTGGAACAACAAGTGTAAGTGGATTAGCTCCAGGGGTTAATGCCGGTACATCTTCAGGACATTGTGGTTGGAGATCATAAAATAATTATATAAAATGATATACGAGAATTTAGAAGTTAGTGGTAGTTTAAGATCCGATAGAGTAGTTAATAGACCTCCTAGAGGTACTAGAGCTAACAGACCTAGTAATCCTAGATCGGGATCATTGTACCTAGAAACTTCCACCAGTGGAAGTAGCTATTTGATGTTGTATACAGGAATATCAAATATTGATGACGGTTGGGAAAGGATTGCAGCGCAAGAACCACAACCCACAGCATTTAGATACAGACAGATTATAAATTATTCTTATTTAGCTGGAGGCTATAAAGATTCGTCTCCATGGAAAAACGTTCACAAAGTTACCAACTTAACCGATCAAACAACACATATTGGAGAATTATTGGATTTTCCAGCATCGTATACATCTGGTGCTTGTAGTAAGTCTATTTTCTTTGTATGGTCTGTTAATGATGATAATGCGTGGAAGGGGCCAGATAATATTCATGGTACCAGAACATCCGCTATTAATATGCTTACAGACACAAAATATACACATCAAACAAAATTTAATACAGGTATTGCTAGAAGTGATGTTGCAACTATGCAAAAAGAAACTGAGTTAGCTTATCTAATTTCTGGTGGTTCAACAACTATAGAAAAATTTAATCTATCTAATGAAAGTTATGTTAGTGGATTTGCTGTAACATCTATAAGCGGAAACGACGGTGGTGGTGCGTTTTATGATGAAAGTTTTGGTTATGCTTGGACAAGTAGCGCCGGGATTAAGTTTAATTTTTCAAATGAAACACCAAGTTCTTCCACACATTGGAGTGCACACGCTCAACAAAAAGGTATCCCTTCAAAATATGGGAAAGGTTATTGTGGGAACGAGGGATCATATAACGGCGGTTACAACTTAAGAAGATGGAGTAATTCAAACGACACAAACATTGGTAACGTAGCAAAACCACACGTAAACTGTGGTGAAGAGAATTTTACAATGGGTCAAGATTGGCAATACATGTTAGGTTGTTATGATGGTAGTGGTCAAAATAATGTAAGCTGGAAATTTTATTATGCAACTGATAGTGGTTCTAGTAGTGTAACCGGTTTAAATCCGGCGGTAAATGCTGGTACATCTTCAGGACATTGTGGTTGGAGACAATAGTTGATAATTTAAAATATTTTACTTATATTAGAACAAAAAGAATTTTATTTATGGAAGGTTACAAATATGAAAGATCAGAGAATTTAAATAATCCATTCGATAACAAATTGATGGAAATTTCAGAAAACATGTCATTTGCTCTACCAAAGTACAAAGCATATAATTTTGTTGGTGGGGCTCAGATAACTCCATACGCAAAATTAAAACAGTGGTTGCTAGAGTTAAGAGGTAGAGAAGATGCGGTACAGCATCTTGAATATACAGTAAGAAAGGCAGAACTTGAAATTCAGATGGATGAAGAAAGTAAGGAATTTATTACTGATCCTAAAAGAAAAGAGATGATCAACTTAACTGTTGCCGATAAACACATCGACTTAAGAAAGTTTAAAAGAAATCTTAAAGACGCGTACAGAGAAAGACAAGGTTTCATCGATTTGATTAAAGAATTTTTAGAATCAGAAGATGCTATTTTACCAGATGGAACAAAATTGATTGATGTATTTGGGAATCCTGAATTGGAAGAGAAGTATGAACATGAATATTGGACTGTACGTATGGCTAAACAAGCAATGCTTGATATGATTTCTTATGGTAGAATCGGAACGGGTAATCTAGATTCAATTTTAATGATGGAACCAGAACAACAAAAACAAGTTCTATCTTTAGCATCAGCATATACAATATCGATTGATAGAAATATTAATCAATTGATGACACAAGCAACAACAAATCATTTTACAATTGAAGAATCATTAAAGAATCAATTAAAATTAGATGAATCAAATAAAATAGAAACTGAAAAATTATTATAATGACACATATTATTTTTAAATTACAAGGTAATGTCCCTGGGTACGTTCAAATCATAGGTATGTATTTAAACTACAACTATGGTAGAATTGCGGATGAATATAATGACATGAGGGTGGAACTCAATCGTTTAGGAGCGAGCGTCATTCCTGCAGAAGTTGCCAAGGGATTTGTTTTTGCTGACATCTATAAAGATTATATTAGTGTGAGAACAAACTCACACATTATGGATGAGATTCCTCAGCTAGCTGAATCTGGAGAAACTGACGAACAAAAAGTAAAACACTTTTTAACTGATGAAGATAAAGCGGCCGGAGTTGCGTTTAACAAAGCCGTTATGAAAAAAGTTGTTGCTGACAGATTTTCTGAAAGATATAAAGAGTTAATGGTTGACGCATCTATCTTAGAAAAAGATACTTGGGAAGAACAAAAGAGAGAAGCATTTGGTTGGATGGCAGATAATGATTACCAAACTCCAATTATCGATATTTTGTCTGCAGGAAGAAATATTGATAAGGCAACATTTGTTCAGAAAATTATTAATAATGTAACAATATACAATACAAAACTAGCAAACTTATTATTAGAACAACAATTGTTAGAAGAAAGAATTAAAGCTTGCCAAACAATTGCTGATTGCCACAGACTAAAACACGAGAAATTTGGTGTGGCAATGAGTAAGCAACAAAAAGAAGACGAAAACGTAGAAACAACACCACTCACATTGAAAATGGATTTTTAATGAATCTAGCAATTAACGGAACGTGTGCCAAAGGATGTTCATTCTGTTTTACAAAAGAAGACGCAAGATTAAAACACACATTAGGTAACATGACAATAGAAATGGTTGATAAGATTATCAACCATTACGGTTTATATAAACCCCAAGAAGAAATAACAATACTTGGTGGTGAACCCACACAACATCCAAACTTTACCGACATTTTAGATTATATCTTTAGTAAAAACATAAAGGTAAATCTTGTCAGTAATTTTTTATTTGGTAAAACAACTAGGGAATATATTATCAATAATATAAAAAACATTAGATGGTGTTTCCCCAATGCTGCGGAATTGAATGAAAAGAATAGGATGGTTATTTTCAAAAAGAACTACCTGGAAATTTATAAGGCTTACGCCAACACATGGGGGTTTGATACCAACCCAAGACTTTATTTGGCAATAACCATGTCAAAGGATTGGAAAGACAAAAATTTTTATGAATATGTCAAATGGTTGTATCATGAATTAGATGGTAACGTAAATGCGATTAGAGTTGGTTTAGATCTTACTGGTACGTATCTAATTAATAATAAGGAAATGGGTTCCGAAATTAGTAAGATCCTTAAATTCGGCTTATATAATGGTATTAGGATCACCTCAGATTGCCAGGTCCCACCATGTTTATGGGAGGGTAAAACAAAGAAAGCTGTGCTAGAGAATTCTTTAAACTTTGCCACATTTAAAATACCAGAATATGAAACTATATGTGGTTTTATGCCACTAGACATTTTCCCTGACGGAAGTTCAATTCATTGCTACCCACTACAAGACAAAGTAAAGATTGATAATGTTTTGGAAATCTCAGGGAAAAATGGTATATTAGACCTAAGGGACAAATTCGATGAATTGTACAGTATAAATCATAAAAATTATACAATACCACAAGGTTGCCTAGATTGTGTTTTCTATAAGACAGAGTGTAATGGAATATGTGGTGGTTGCTTAGAAGGTAGCAAATGATGAAAAAAATATTTTCAATACCATTTAATCCAATGCTTTCCGAAGAAGCATTTATAAATAAATTTTATCCATTCTTAGAAAGAAATAAAGAATGGATATATGATGTGTACTTCACATGTTGAATACCGCCTTTTACACAAGATGCGATGGGGTCAACATTCTCTGATGAGTTCAGAGATGCGGTATTCGATAATGCAATGATTGTTCAAAAGGCTTTAGGCATAACTGTAAGTGCAACATTTAATAACGTAAATGTTTCTCCTAAGTTTGATAACTATAAGTTATTTGTTGACAATTTAAAACCTTTATATGAGAAAGGTTTGAGATGCATGACGATACCACATGGTCATTGGGTTGCGATGGGATTAAAGAAACATTTTCCTGAGATGGAAATTAAAAACACAATTCTAAGAAAGGTTGCCACTGGACAAGACTTTTGGTACAACGCCGATCAAGGATTTGATTACATAAATCTCGATAGAATTTTAATGCGTGATGTTGAAGAACTTAAAAATATTAAGCGTGCACAATTAAAATACTATGAAGAGAAGGGTAGGTATGTGAAACTATCTTTACTTGTTAATGAAGGTTGCTTAGGTAGATGCCCAGTTATGGATGAACATTATTCATACAATAATCTAAGAACAAATAATGAGTTACCATATTTTCATCATGAGATATCCAAAGTTACATGTGAATATAAATGGGAAAAAGAAATTAATGCGTTCTTTTTTAAAGCTGCAACCATACCACCATTTAAAGAAGAGTTTGATGAGTTTCTACAATACATCGATGTATTCAAGATGCATGGCAGAGATAGTTTTAATCGATTAGATGAAACTATGGAAATTGTTGACTCATATGTTGCTAGTAATGAAGTGTTAGCCAAATCATCTGAATTGTATTTGGATGGTATTCCTCATGAAGAATTAAAAGGTTGGAGAAATAAAATAAAGAAATGTAAGTTTCAATGCTGGGACTGTAATTACTGTGATATTGTTGCCGATCATAAGAAAAAAACATATGGACTTAATTAAACATATTGACGATTCAATTGAATGGGGTAAACTAGAAGTGTCTAAATTAACACAAGATATTTTAGATATTCATGGAATCACTAGTAATAAAGTTAGATCTTTTCTAAATAACATTTGCGACATCGATGGCGCAACCTATCTAGAGATAGGTGTTTTTCGTGGTGCAACATTTTGTTCTGCGATCTATGGTAATGATATCTATTCAATAGCGATTGATAATTTTATGTCACCTAATCTAACACCACGCGGGGTTAGCCAAAAAATGGGGAACTATTATAAACATAATATCGATGTGTTACCACAAGAAGAATTCTTATCTAACGTAAAAAAATTTGGAGACGTTGATAAAATATCTGTTTATAAAACTGACTATCAATTGTTTGATTTTAAAACACTACCAAATCCTGATATTATTTTTTATGATGGTGAAACTAAATTTCATGATCAATACATTGCTTTAAAAAACATTCTACCAATCATATCAAAAGAAACAATCATAATAATGGATGATTGGAACTGGGATAGTGGTGCGTTTGAAAAGTTTATTGAGGAAAATAATTTATTCATTTTACATTCTAGACAACTGTTCACTTCTGGTGAAGATCCGGAAGATTTTTGGAATGGATTGGGGATATTTTTAGTGGGCAAATAAGTTGTCTTTTTCATCTTTTTTGTTTATATTAAAGTAATAATAAACTTTTCTTAAGCAAAAAACAAATGAGAAAAACAAGTCAAACACTATCGCTAATGTTAGTGTTATTGTTGACTACCACTATGTCATTTGGACAGTATAGTAGTAGCGCAATTCAGAAAGGTTCAGAACAATCCTTAAAAGTTCAAACGGACAGTGTCCCTAATCAATTACAAGAGATCGTTGTTACAGCAAAGAAAGTACCATTGATGACCAAAGTTGGTCCTTATGGTCAACCACTTTGGACAACGATGAGAATGTTCGCATCCACAAGAGTTTATGTAATGAACCCTCCAGGTACAGCGATGTATGAGAAGTGGTTTGATATTAGACAAAGAAGAAATGGCCCAGCTCAAATCAGAATGAGAGATGAGTTTACATTTGGTTTAGGTAAACGATTACAATTAGATCTTTATTCACACACAGTTTATGATGGTAAGGATGGTGATAAAACATTTAGATGGAGAGGATTCTCTTGGGAGTTCCGTTATGCGTTAGCTGACTGGGGTAAATTGTGGGGTAATCCTACATTGTATTGGGAAACCAAAATGTTAGATGGTCGCTGGGGCATTGAGCCAAAATTATTACTTGGTGACAGAATTGGTAAGAGTGGTATATGGGGTTTCAATGCGATCTACGAAGGTAATCTAGCAGATAAAAAAGAACTTCGTGAAGATGAGTATGCATATACAGCATCTTATGCAAACATCATTAATAACGATTTAACACTAGGTGTTTCACACATGTTTAGATATAATGATTTTGATGGTGGTTCACAAGAATGGTATCTTGGTCCATTGTTACAATATCGCTTTAGTAACAAAGGTTATTTAAACGTTGAACATATGCCAGGGCTTAATCAAGACGCAAAAAAATCAAGAACCACAATTATATTCTCATGGAGATTTTAATCAAAGGACAAGAGTTCCTTGTCTATTTAATATTCATTATGTTCGTAACAGGTATCCTCAAAGAAAGAGGATACCTTATGGACATCTTTAGATTACTGGAACAAAAAGTTAAA